CCTCTCGCATGTGTATTAAGAAAATCTGTTACAAGTATTCGATTCTTATCGTATTCATGTGTCTCGTGCTCAATGTTACGAGACGTTACAATGATAATACGAAAACCAGATTTGTAAAACGATTTTAACAAGAGTATATTAGATTGTATTGGACTCCCATCAGGAAACATAAGTGTATCATCGAAATCAAAACTAATCGTTGGTCTAGTCATCGCATTCTCCCCAGTTGGTAGTGGATTTCTTACACGAAGACACAAGTGGTAGTGAAAATCCGTCAATTGGACTTTCAATCTCCGCTTTAATCAGCGGAGCTAATTCTTCTACTCTATTCTTCTTAATTGAGAATAGCCACGCATCGTGAATTAATGCGTGAAGAAGACAATCTACACTAATAAATTTACTTAATCGAACAGTGATATTCTTTAGAATATCTGCTGCTGATCCTTGACAAACAGAATTAAAAGCCTTATACGCAATTTTGTGAGGTAGATACCTCCTTCTTTTCATGAATGTTCTTACATATCCACGGCTTTCAGCAACAGCAGTAGCTCTGTACTGTGTAGGTTTTAATTCTGGTAGAGCTCTGTGATAAGAATTATACACAGATAATGCTCTATCATTAATAGCTGATTGATCTGGAAGCGCTCCGATAATCTCTGGAAGTTCCGCAAGCATCGCGACGCATTTACCTTTTCCTCCTCCATAACCCAACATGAAATTAACGTTCTTAGCAGGTTTTCTTGGAATACCACACATTCCAGCTACCCATGTGTGGAAATCAGTTTTAGGATCTCTTTTGTAATCGGCAATACACTTTTTATTGTCGATGTAATGCACAATAACTCGAAATTCAATTTGACTTAAATCGAATTCAACAAGGACATAATCTTCGTCATATGGGACGATATATGTCTTAGCACGAGCTGATAATTGCTGCATATTAGGTGATGTACACGACATTCGTCCTGTTCTTACTAACTGGTTAAACCACGGATGAATAAGTTCGTGCCCACCAATATGTTCAGTGATATATGGGATGACAAAGCTCGTGAGTAGTTTCTGATTCTCTTGGTATTCATTCCACTTATCAATTATCAGTGGATAATGATTTCTATGCTTCATTAGAGAAGCATACCCAAAAGACTCATTTCCTTTATCAGTGATATCTACGGATAAACCAAGTCTTTCTACGAATAGTTCACGAAGCATTTCCTTTGATGATGGATCAAATTCAGGAAAATTAGATGCTGACCTAATATCAGATAGAAGATTATTTTGAATAGGAAGCAACGTCTCCCACTCACGTTTAAGGATCTCTAAGCTTGTACGAATTCCTACTTGTTCCATTCGTATGAGAATTGGCAGTAAGTCCATTTCCATAGCGACTACTTTGTCACACTCTTGCGGTATCTCTTTTAACATTCTTTGGTAGAGATAGTCAACACATAGAGTATCAACAGCCGCATATGGTGCCATTGCATCAATTGATATCACAGCATAATCTTTTATCTTCTTTCCGAGAAAGACTTTTATTTCTTTCTCATATGAAGTAATGTCAATTCCGAAGAATCGCATAACTTCTGTAAGACCATATGAATAGCGTTCTTCATATGGCCCCATCTTGCACAACGTCAGTGTGTCAATGAGTTTACATGGCACATGCTTTGAAGTTTCGGAAAACCAGACATGGTAATCATATTTGATATTATGATTAATCCATCTTTTTGCTTTTCTGAATACTCGTTCCAACCACTCTAGAACTCTCTCGATACTGATATTCTTTCCATTCCGATGCCTAACTGGAACGTAGTACGGAGTAGGATCAGTATCAAATTTTATTGCAACACCGAGTATTTTGCAATCATGATGTGGATTGATTGCTGCTATTTCGTCTTTTTCCGAAGTAGTCTCAAAGTCTACAATAACGTCTTGAAAGTTCTCTGGAAAAGGTAAAGTGTCCTCTGGCTCTATTACTGCAACATGGTTATTCCAATTAGTATCAAGTTTGTGTCCTAAATCATTTAGCGGAAGACGTCTCATTTTTTAGCCTCAATGCTTGTCGAACTTTCCATTTTGCATTAAGTTGAGTTCTAAATATCTCTTGTTTCAAAGATTCAATTTGAGATTCATAGTGTCTTCGCAGTATGATAGACGAGATAATTATCCCCATACCAAATCCAAAGAAAGTTAGGGAGATTGAAATTGCGAGCATCGTAACCTCTCTTTAGCTTCAGCTGCAAGTTTAGCGTACTTGATCTTCATTTCGCCACAAGCTTCGTTGAAATCTGCCATATGAATACAACTTTCATTTTGCGGATAGCGCTCAGCTTGCTTCACAAAATCAACAATGTTATGAGAGTAGAAAACTACTTCCCACTTATTGTTATTCCATACCAAAATAGCGTAATGCATTTCATCGGGTTCCTTTTCATGTTTTATAGGACAAGTGTCTGGTTTTACTGGAATAAATCCTATACCAGTTCCAGGTTTATTTGAATCTAATTCTTGGTCAAAGTCACAGTAGTAAACTTTTGGCGAACCAAGAATATCATATCTCTCACCTACGGCGAGAAAATGGCAACCTTCGCAACTACCAGGGTTCTTTTGTTCCGCCGTCATATGGTTTTGCAAGTTCAGCTTTTAGAAGTTGATCCCCAACATTTTCACCATCGATGAATACATCAGCAAGTATTCTGAAATACTTATCGCGTTTAATGTCGTGTAATTCGATCTTACTACTTTCAGCAATTCTTCTTGCAAGAAAAGAACGAGCTTCATACTTCTTCAATCCAGGTCTGTCTGGAGTATCTATTCCTCGAATTCGGATTCCGATATTCTTACCTATAATATCCGGCCATCCATCAACATTTACATGAAAGGTATCACCATCATTAATCTTGAGCACCATCTCCTTTTTTATTAGCACATTCTCCGCTTGAATACATGTTACGAGTGATATAAACAGTAGTGTCGTCAGTAGTAAAATTCGCATAAGTATCTCCAATCAATTCAATAGCTTCAGTTAGTGTAAGACTTTCATGTACGGCAAACCAAACATTTTCTACATTGCAAATACGGTATTCCTGTGGCCTATCGACTCCATTACCGTAATAGAATCTATCGTAAGATGTAGTGAAATTTATGGCGGTCTTATTCCACGGACCGCCAATGCATGTTACCTTTCGTAGAGCCATTTAGTCTTCTCCATTCGATGGTTCAAGTTGTTTTCGATATTTTACATATCGTATCAAAGTCCGATTATTGTCAGCGATAAATGCTAGATAATCATATGGAATGTTGTGGTATTCAACACCACTATGCTTTCCAAATTTACATAGTGTGTTACCAAACTTCTTAGCCTCTGCTTGAGACATCGCAGCATATGGGTCATCGTCATTATCTACAGACGCTTGAAGAAGATCGCGACGTTTGATCTCATCAACGAATACTTCCCAAAACTCTGGGTCAACATCTCCAATGTAATCTAGCACATCTCTAACCTCTTCGCGCAGTTGTATTCTCTTCTCATTCGGCATTTTTCTTTACCTCAATCGCTATTAGTATAGTTTCAGTTTCAGAACGAAGTGTGTCAAATCTTTGTCTATACAGTTCAACTTGTTCCTTATAAAAATTCTCGTCTTCACGAATTTGTTTAATATACTTGTAGCTCTCAGCCCATCTCTCAGCTAAAAACTGACGATCTCCAAGTAACTTTCTTAGATAAGAAAGATCAAATCGCAATAATTCAGTGACTCCCAACATTAGAATCCCTCTCTTGTTGCATATTCAGGTTTTGGTATAGTGAACGAGAGTGTCTTTGCCCATTCAACGAATTCTGAGTTCTTAGCATACTTTCCACTCGATATTCTATACAGAGCATTTGAGTGTAATAACTTGCTAAGAAGAGCGGCTCCCTGCATAAAATCACCGGTCAAAGCTTGCATATCTTGTTGAGATATCGTGTCACTTAGCATGATCTGTTCCAATATAGAAGCTATATTTGGAACAACTTTCATATAGTCATACAATGCTTCGCGATGTTTTAATCTCTTTGAAGCTTCTACTGAAGCCGATTTTTCATCGAGTCTACAAGACGTTGAAGTATAGACTCGTATCAGAAATTGAAAGGCAAACTCAACATGACAATTACGTACATAGAGTACATTATCTTCTATGTATGAGCAAGTATGCGCAGCGACTGCATTTGATAGCTTAGCCAGTTTTACATGACTACTATTGGCATCTAATACTGGTGGACCATATCCAAACTTTGCTACCAGTTGTTGCGTTTTCTCTAGTATATAGTCGATATTTTCAAATACTACTTTCTCACACTTCCAAGCTTTCAACACTAACTTCTGACAAATATCTTCAGTAAATTTGTGTTCAACCCTTGGGGGATTACGTTGTATTTGAGCAATATCAGTAGTGTCTGTCCTACTTAAGATCATCACTAAATCAAATCGACGTAAATCTTCGTTAGTACCAATAACGGCTAAAGCTGATTCAATACCGTATGCGTACGATCCAATCTCCCGTGAGTCCGGAGGATTAGTTATAGCAATGAGTCGGCATCTTGCTCTTCTTGATCGATTTTCAATCTTAGTTATTGAAACAATACCAGAAGATCGTATTTCAGTTAACTTTTGAAATACCTTTGGGTCCATACCCTTTAATTCTTCAAGTATTAAGAGCTTTCTATCATTCTTCGGAAAAGCTCCGTATATTGCAAAATGTTTTCCTGATCCCCTGTCTAGCCCGATTGTCAATCCAGGAAGAGTAACATTTTTACAGTCTACAACTGCGCCAAGTCCGAAATGCGATTTTAGTCTTTGAACTGCAGTAGACTTAGCTTGTGCAGTATCACCAACAGCGAGCATTTCAATATAACCATTTAACCCGGTTACTTCACCTAGATCAAAATGCAGTACACTCATATACGTTAAACCAATTGCATAGTGGTAGTCTCTTCGTTGCCAAACGTGTGTTATGTTCGCTTCCAAATCTTCATAAATCTCTTCCATCTTTTTCGTTATTGACTCATACGTCCACTCATCTGGAGTAAAGATTTTGAAGTATTCATTATCTGGAGGCTCATATACATCAAAAGCATCTTTCGTGTGTTCGCATTCAGAAGCGAGAAAAGCCACTAACTGATTTCGTGGCATCGGATACATTCTACCTGTTAAATTAAAGCACTCATTGTCGAGTGAATGCGGAGGATTCACAATGAATCCAATCTTTTGAACCAATGGTTCAACGCGAGACGTTGGATCAACTGGTTCATCCATTCGTATTTCACGAACTTTGTGGTACTCAAGCGGTTGGAATAGACATTCTTTACATGCACCAGGAATGCGAAAAATTGATCTATATGTTTTTCCATGATCGTCTGTTTTCTCATTAGCTAGACCTAAAATACCAGAATGATCCGCTGCTATTCTCATTTCGGTTGATCCAGCAATAGACATTGCTTGCGAGTTAACGTCACACAAAGTACAAAAAGAATTCGCTCTACCGCATTTCACATTAACCAACGATGGAACAATGTATTCATTACTAGCACTTGTACTAACAAGTGCCTGAAATCGCATTCTTTTTCCAGTATTGTCGCTTGAAAACGCATCTCTGAAAGACGTATCGATTGCTAATTCTGATTCAAATTGACCTCCAGGGATTAATTTCCACTCTGGAGTATTAAGAAGTAGCTCATATAGATTACCTCCGCATCTTTCAAAATCGTTGATATCACCTTTTTGTACATTATGGCTTTGAAAGAATCCTTTTGGGAATTCACACTTGTGAATTGCTCTAGCAAATGGTGCGAGTGTTCTAGCTCTTATCTCAGAATACTTATAACCAGTATCATCATCGTCTAATAAGATATATACCAGCTTACCAAGAAATTTGTCATTGTACTCATGTGGCCACGCATTTTCACCACACGTTGGAGCTATTGCACCAATATCATATTTGTTGAGAAGAAAAGCAGCTAAGTCCGCTTTCAATTCTCCTCCACAAATCAGAATTGTGTCAAACTCCATTTGCTCAATAGGATAAAGTCGTATCTTAGCGCGATCTTTTCCTGCTAAGTTAAGGAATTTCTTTTCTGGTGCTCCAGGCAAGTATAATCGAAGAGTAGCGTATTCTCCAACTTCATTCAAAATTGGAATAGATACTCTGGCTTCTCCTCCTAGGAATCTTACACCATAGCGACGTTTCCTGATTATAGTATCATTGATACAACGATGTCGCAATTGATGTAGCAATTGCGGATTTTCCCATATCTTATTGTGATCCGCTTCTACTTCAGTCGCTTGAATAGGACTTCGACAATCTGACTTCGCACCAAGACGAAGTTTGACTTGAGATAGAGAAAGTCCTTTTGTTCTTGCAATGAATACATGCAATGATGCATTAGTTCTACAAGTGAAGCAATGAAAGTGACTAGACTTTCTAAGAATAGAACCAGATGGTGATGTATCAGAGTGAAATGGACATAATACAAGATACGATTCATGTCTTCGCTCATACTTGATCGAAAATTCATCAAGAGCAGATTCGATTGACATTCTATAACTCCTTAGAAGCTCCGCTACTGTCGAAAGTAGTCAATGGCCCGACTGCCACGGAGCTTACCTTTCTACTTATTAGAGTAGATAATCAGGAAGTGGTTTTTCATCACCACTTTCAACTCGTTTCAGATAGACTTCTTTTCTCCATATCTTAGTTTTCTTATCATTGTTGATCTCCAGATGAACGTACGTCTTTCCGGACCTAACAACTTTAACTTCAGTTGTACCATCAACAATTATTGATTGGCCAACTTTCCTTGTGAGTTTTAAGGGCATCATACCCTCCATTTAGTTAGAATGCGGTTTCGTTAGAAGCATCAGAGTCATCACCAGACTTAAATTGCTCGGTAGTGTCCAACCTCCGTGCGGCAGCAATTTCCGAGAGATCAGCATTAAGCTTCTTGTACTTTGTAAAAGAAGCTTCATCAACCCACGGTTCAGACGCATTCTGAAAATCAGGTCCGTACCAAGCGAATCCTTGGTTATTCTTATGCATTGATGTCGTTGCACGGAATCGCGACGCATAAGGAGGAGCACGACGCGAAGAGATCAAATCAATCAGTGTTTGACCTGATTTGAATTCTCCTCCACGGAAAGAGAGGACAAGAGGAATACTATTCAATTCCTCGAATCCATGCACGATAACCAAGAAGTTCAGTACTTGGTTATATTTCAAGAAAAATTCTGGCTTCTCTGGACATTTCTCCTTAACGAATGCCCGACACTTCTTCGCCAACTCAGAATTCTCATCTGTCGTCCACTCACGTAATGCCGGAAGCATCGCTTTTGTTTGAATAGGATTCAAACAAATAAACGACACTGAAAAGAAGACTGGAGTAAACTCCATAGGAGTTTCTCCATCTGCAATCTTAATCAATGATCCAGCACTAGATACGATAACGTCGCCATCGCGGAACTTCGGCTTAAACGGCTCACCAGTTTGAGACTGAACAATCTTGATAAACGATGGGCGGAGAAACTGCCGCATCGCACCAAGATGATCTTCGTTGGTTTCAGTCAAGAACGACGGGCGACTTGTGTTAATCAGTTCATTCGACATTTCTTGCAAACTCCAGTTTTCAGTGAGTTAAATGTTTCTTTGTCTATCTGGATGGTTCTTAGTGATAAACCATCTTCAATACTTTTTATTTCATGCTCTTCTAGAGCAGATACATACACCCAGTTGTTACATCTTTTACATCGGAAAAGTATCCTCCTTCCTTCGCTTCTATACTCACGAAGGTAGTGGTAAAACTTCATTACCTCCCTTAGTGAGTCCCAGCAACGTTGTCAAAAGCAATCGTTTGCCATCTTCAACTGATCGAAATTTTATTGAGAGTAGATCATCTACTATCCACTCATTATCACTAACAAATCGAACAAGATACACATGAGAACCAGCTTCTTCTAATTCCATTCTCCTTTGCTTTTGAACTGGTTCGTATGGTGTATCTTTGTTCTTAAACTCTACAAAGAATGTAGTTCCTTTGTAAATAATCAGAGTATCAGGAAGTCCGCGCTCCTGAAAAACTCCACCAGCGATTTTAATACATTTACATTGCGGATACTTTCTCCAAGATTTTAAGACCGTAGCAGTACGCTTGTTTTCTATCATCAAAACTCCTTTTTAGAAGTTACTCGACACTTCGACACTGTATGTGCCAGTTTAGCCTTCGGTACGCCAAGAGGACAATCACTTCCACGACCTAATTCTTCTGTAGCCATTTCCATGAGAGTAGGATAATGCGGCCTAACAGCCTTTGGTGGCAATCTCTTAATGAATTCATCGTATCCTTCATCGCGTGGGGAAGAAGGTACATCTAATGCAATACCGGGATTCGGACTAATTGTTGCACAAGTTCCTTTATAATTCTTCTCTCCGGTCGCGAGTAGAACTCGACAAGCTTGCGCTTCGTACTGCTCACACGCTTTATCCATTTCTTTTCGCAAAGCATCAATAAAATCGGAGCCTTTACGAAGAGTCCATATCACTTCTGATATGAACTCCAGATTTGTCGTTTTGTTTTGGTATTCATCCTTAAGATTTGCGAGTAGCTTCTGAATCTCAAGAGTTTCTTTACATACCTGGCGAATCGTATCACAAACGTGAGTCATACATTTCCTCGTGAAATAAGCTTAAACCCCTCTAATGCGCCAAATGCGTATTCTACGTTGTCCGTAACACCGTCTTCTGCTCTTAGTATAAGAACAATTTTAGCAGCATCGCGAACTTCCTTTATGGTAAAGGATGTGAGTGAAACCCCATTGTAATGTTCGTCTAACACGTCACCAACTACAGGGTAGTACTCAGATTGAATTGGATCTGCATCACTGCAACGACGACATCCTTTAATGATTATTCCATTCCTTGTTATGTACAAAGTATGCTCCTTAGCCTCAGTAGACTCCTTCTTTTCAATGTACCCAAGTTTCGCATATCCAGCAATATCATCCCAACTATCCTGATACGTCGGATCACCGTTGAGGATTCGTCCAATCTTATGAACGATCATCTCTAATGCTTCTTTTTGGTAATCTGTTAACTTACTCCAATTTGAGGTAGAAGACATTACTCGCTTTAAGTCTTGCGTAATTTGAGCATGACCAGTAAATTCTCCGTAACGAGAACCGCGTTCTTTGAGAATTGCATCAATGTCAGTCATCGTAATATCCTTTCTAATGATGCTCCGTAGTGAAGTGCGAAGAGACGATTTTTAACTTCTTGAGTATCCTCAATCTTACTAATAGCAGCAGCGAACAATCCAGAGACTGTTGTGTACAGCATAAATTTAATTCCAACTGGCACTATATTGTCAAGATAAAAGAATAGCAGATCACTCTTATCTAAGAATACTCGTCCAGGAGGCATTATGTAATTCAAAAATCTACTATCCTCTACGCATTCATTAGCTATCTTTTTGAATAGCCTATTAATCTTCAAATCATGTCCATCCAAGATAGCTGAGTAGAAGGAAATAAGTCTGTTTCTCCAAAATTCTCGAAGAATTTTATCTTTCTTATCGTTCCAATACATTTTCTACCCTCCAGATTTTTCATACCATACGATGATTGACTTCGCATCGCTTGAGATTGCTTCTTCATAGATTGCAATAATCTTAATTCCACTTCTGGAATTAACTTCTTTTACGGCGGATTCCCGCAAAGAAGAGTCATCAATTATAGTACTTTTGGAAGTTGCAGAATCATATGCTATAACTCTGCGAAACTGAGAAGATCGGTCATATGAAAACGTTATGTACCCAATCATATTTACTTTCAACCTTTACAGGACTACGATTTTTGTGCTACAAAAACTTGTTTCGCCAATTCAGTTCTAACTAATTTAGTTAGATATCCAGTTATAAAAACATCTTTGCACGCATTTAACGTGAGTGTTCCATAGATAGCCGTTCCGAACATCTGTACATCTTCAGAAAGATTGTCAACAAGCACATCTCCAGTTCCGTTAGTTGCTGCAGCAGTTTGAAACTGTCCGTAGAAATGGACAGCATTCAATAATTCTACTGCATTGAGAATGCATCCCGCAAATTTGCAAGCACTAACAGTAACTCCTCGAACTCCTGCAGAACCTACTACGTTTATCAATCTACCATCAACTCGTAGTCCGACATTAAAATTTCCAGCATCACTACCTGAATATACTGTCACTCTTCGTATATCTATTTCACCTGCGCGATTAGTAGCGGAGTTTCCTGTAAGTAGAATCGCTGGCCCAGTCTTCCTACCCTTAGCCGCTGCAAGAACGATAGAATCTAATCCACCACCTGTTCCAAGACAACTATTCTTACCATTCCAAGTTAAGAATGGTGAGGTATCAAAATCGGCTGATAGCACTGTACCTTGCCCGATATTAGAAGGACAACCTCCACTTCCACGTAATAACGTACCTGCTGTAAATTCGATTGGCCTTGAGAATCTAAGAAATCCTATAGGAACTTCTATTGCTACGTCTCTACTCATATGAGACTCTGCGATGCAACGTTCCATAGCAGGGGACCAATCATCCCCATCTGACCGGAGCTTGAAATCTTCAAGTTTCATTACTTATTCTCCTGATTAATGGTTCGGTAAGTCTTGTCACCAATTTTGAAATTTGTTCCCCCCGGATGAATAATCTCAACAAGTGGACATCCATGCGAAGTTGTATCTTCAAGAACTTTGAAGACTACTCCATTTTCGTTGAGAATTGTTCCAGCTTTAATCATATTAACTTCTCCAAATACATTACAGAAAAACGTCACAAAGCCACCAGTGAGAGTCGAACTCACAACCTATGCTTTACAAGAGCATTGCTCTACCAATTGAGCTATGGTGGCTACCAATCAACTACTTACAACGTCCACGAACGCATCGTGGACGCGCAACAACGGACAAAGCATTCCGAACACCAGACAATACAGGACGGCCACAACGACCGTTGGAGCATTGACCAGCATAAGAAATGCTCGACAAAAGACACAGCGCCAAAATCACGTACTTCATTTCTGAATCTCCAAATTGAATTTAGATTAACGACTCTTCTTATTCGTTTTCGACCTACTCCTTTCAGTTATTAACAAAAGTATCCACAAACAACAACTGCGTCAACTGCGATACCTCGAATCGGTGTTGAGACAGATTCTCCTTCATTGTATATACAAGTTTTCGTCTGAAGAAATTCGCTGATCCACGCAAAATCCTCTTGCTCCATATCTGAATTACCATACATATTATGTAATCCAACGATACGCTCAAAGAGGTCTACATCCACTTCCAATAAGTAGATGGCACAGTTTTCAGGAATTGCGTTCCAAATTAGAAGAATCTTTTTCATTAAACAATCTCCGTTATCACATAAGTTCCGCTGTCACGTTTTCAAATCCACCCTCATGCGTTGATTTAGGAGCAAATCCTAAATGCTTAAATGCTTTGCGACAAGCAGCACCAAAAGTTCGTGCTTCTACAAACACAAACCATGAATACCCAAAGTAAACTTTCCACGAACGAATCTTTTGCTTATTTCTTGCTCTCATTCGTCTTCCTCCGCTTCTAGTTCTTCGCTATCCCAATCTTCATCGCTATCATCCCAATCTTCGTCGTCATCTTCGTCACCATCTTCGTCATCATCTTCGTCATCATCCCAATCATCTTCTTCATCCCAATCGTCTTCTTCGATCTCAACTTCTTCATCTTCAAATTCATCATCGTAGTCTGAATCATCGTCGATGTCCTCAAATCCATCCTCAACGTCATCAGATAGGCCAAAAATAGGGTAAATCGTTCGGTTCTTTCCAATTGTAACGGGCATAAAACTCTCCATCCTTTCGTAACAAATTACTTCGATGCGACTCAAAAACGCGATTATCAGCAAACCACGGTGGAAGTTGTGGTGTTGCTTTTCGTACATAAATTAGAATGTCGTGAAGTTGAAGTATCTTAGCTTCGCAAGAATCTACAAATCCTCTTCTTATCCATTCTTTACAAGCAAGAAATCCGTACTCACAAAGGAACACTTCATATCCACGCCACATTCTGACCGCTGGATGGTTTGTCCATCCTTCTGAATACCCCATAAGAGTATTCAAGATTTGAAGTGTTTCTACTCTTTGCTTGCCAAGTCTCTTATTGTCCAGAAGGCTTACTGACGTTAGTTTGTTTTCTGGCAAGAAGGTTTGCACGATCTCTCTCCTTACGCCTACATTTTTCGCACACTTCCATCTTCTCAGCCTTGCTAACAGAAATAGTATATATTCCTGCGCATCTCGGACATTCGTATGTCGAATACAGTGTATTCGACATCACAGTTAATGTGTATTCCCTACCAATCTTCTTCATTTTGCAGTACCTCCACAATTATGGTAAAGTCTTTGGACTTGTGATTGTAATATTACGAACACATTACCACATGAATTGCATCGAAGTCGATACTTAGGCGTATAAACTACTTCGTCCCAGTATGCTTCGATTATCTCTAAGTTGTTGACGATTGTTCCAATCGGAAGCGGTTGGTTGAAAGTAGTTGGTTTTTTTCTACGAAAAATGTCAAGAGACCAGTTTAGTGCTCTTGCCATGAATAATTGTGAACCCTCACGCCTACGTTCTCCTGGCTCACACTCGCGACCTCCTCTCTTAAGCCCAGATGTATCTCTTTTGATACATACTGAACATCTACGCGGTAGGAAACCACATAAGTATGCTAGAATCAACCCAGAAGATACTTTCCTAACTCTTCCACACTTTAAGCACTTGAGTTCACGATACGTGAATTGTTTCTTTCCAAACTTCCTCAAGTGTGGCGCACCTATCTCAAATGAATAGACAGGCGTCCCAATAGGAACGCTAATCGTAGTGTATGTACGATTAGACCAATAAAGCTTGTACGCTTCTGGAAATTGAGTCTCCATGATGGCCAGTAATGTGTTGTCGTCGAAAACACCAGAAACGATTCCTCTACTCTCTAGGTTCTTCCTAAAGAGATTTATGATCGTTTGCTTTTTGTATGAGCAGTATGGCTGTCGCACTGGATCGTGGCATAACGGACATAATTCCGCTGTGTCTGAAGCAATCCATTTCTTCTTGCACTGCTTACAAGTTTTCTCGTACATATTTGTATCCTACTATCTGTGTCGGATATACAACAATCTTTTCACCGTTTGGAAGACTGAAGACCAACATCAGTCTTTTATTATGAATTATAAATGTTTCAAAAACTCCCATAAAGTCATGATTGTTTGATAAATTTACGACGTAGATTCGATTTTGGTTAAAACACTCTGGATGAATTTGCACTTTCATCATAGGACTTTCTCCAACATAGAAGCTAAAGATCGAAAAGCAAAGTCTTGCAAATCTCGCGTCATATCTCCGGCGCCAGTATAGTAATGACTAAGTTCTTCGACGATCGTAGCTATGTTGGTAGAATATTCGATATTGATATACACCGTGTTATTTCGATAATACCCAAGTATCATTCCACCACCACCATCCATATTCACGGTAAATGATCGTACATCTGGATACGGTTTATTCGTTAAATTATTCTCTGTGAACCAATCGTGGATTTTCAGCACCAATTTTCTAGTGTCTGGAGAAGTTGGTACAATGATAATACCATCTTGTTCTTCTCTTGTATAACAAGAGACGGTTGTTTTTACTCCTACTCCGCGAAGTTCGTGATACCACCCATTCGGTACTACGCAAGAATCAATTCTCTTAGCTATTAAGAGATTATTTTTAGCCGTTGTATCAGAGGCCATGATATTTGGACCGTCAACACTATTCCACAACTCAACGGTGTTTCTGTTACCAAAAGAAGAGGAAGTAGTGAGCCTTGTATAAGACAATTTTTCTGTCTCATACACTTCTCGTTCGTCCTTCAATGCTCGAAATACGATCCGTAGCGCATCTCTATTTTTACTAATCGCATTAGCTATGGCACAATTAGCGACCGTTTCTGGCATATTGCGACACTCATCAATTCTCAATTCATCATCAAAATTATAATCAAGAAGAGAATTGATGCTATCCAATTGCGTTACAAATACCCCTTTTCGGTACACTCGCGGAGGAGATTTGTCAGATTTTGGAATTATTTTCAGATTATCTCTTCCAGAGATTTGTAAGAAGTACAATGGAAGAGTACAAAAAATACGAGTAATATCTGGAGTCATTTCCAGATAAAATCTGGTTTCCTCTTCTACTCCAACTGGAGTAGATACTCCCATCTCATACGACCATTCTTTTTGGTCGATGGCATTGGATACAATTTCTCGCACAACCATCCATTCAGAATTCCAATCCAACTCTCCAAACTCTAAAAGCATCGAAAGTTTGGACGTTTCACCTTTCCAAGTATAGGATACTTGTCGATACTTCTTTCCTCTGACTTCAATATCTTCCGTTGAAAAGCTTAACTCATCTTCACCTAAGAAGATTCTAAATTTGATCCCCATGCGAAGACATACAAGAATCGAATGCTTCACTCCACTTCCAAACTGACCGATCATATCAGCTTGACCGCGAGCGGTTGATAATCCCAAAAGAGTGAAGGACTCGACACTGGCAACACCTTTGTTACGAATACATACGTACATTGTTTGTTACTCCGAAACAAAACCTGAAGTTACGAACGTCTGCTTACTATAATCGTACAACCCAAACACGTTTTCTCCTAAACGTGTTCCAACTACCTCAAGTGGTCCTTTGAACGCTACTGGTTTGTTGTTCGCATACCGAACATAGTAAGGATGCGATCTTACTCTTCTCTTTGTTTCTGATAAGAACGGCATTTTACCTTCTTTATCTACATACTCGTAGAAGTTCGTCGAAATCATTTCAACTCTCCCATGAAGAAAACAAAGCTCTCTGAAAATGTGGCATAGACGAAGAAAACTTCTTCTCTGTCTCACACATTACGCGATCAAGGAATTGTTCTGCCGCTGATCGTCCTAAAACTAAAGTAATCGACTCAATTGCTCTTGTTATACGAAGTCGATTATGAAAAGTCGTTGCTGTCTCCAGAAATTGTTCAAATCGAAGCATAGCGATAGAATACACCGTTCGCTGCGATAAAAACTCTGCGTCAAGCTTTGTCAGAATCGGAGCATTCGGATTAAATTCCGATCTTGTTTTTGTCGGAAATATCCACTGAATAAAATCGTGTTGCTTCTCCCACCAAGCATCGTTTGCATCTAAAACTTGGTGAAGAAGAACTCCGTTAGTATATGGTTCTTCTCCGAGATAGAAGCTTTTGATCGTCGGCATACCTACTTCCGTCCTTTCTTTTTTTGTTGCTCTCTCCATTCTTTATGTAGCTCATATCTCTTCAATATGAGTTCGTGAAACTCATCTTCAAGAACTTCTCTAATGAGCTTTACTCCTGACGCTAAAACAATTTGTCTTTCAATATGAGAGTGAATATCTCTTTTGCTAAAGCGTCTTTCTACTGTGCCGATATCTTTCTCAGTGAGAAGGATTGGACGTCGAACGTACACTATCGTGTGCTCTGGAAAAAGGCATTGACAAATAAATAATCTTCTATCTCTTTGTGCTTGATAAAAGCTACCATAACTGAATTCTTGAAATCCAGATGATGTTAAATGGATTAAAGAGTAGGCGAAAATCCTACCTACTGCTGGTTTAACCATCTTTCCAATTTCGTACTGAATTCCTTTACCACGATAGTTACCGTAGTAAAGAGATCGCATATGCTCGTCGGTCACTTTGAAATACATTTATCGTTCCTTTTGAAACTTTTTCTTAATGATCTCATCCAGTACTTCTGACAAAGGATTAGCAAGAGTAAACTCTTTACCACTTTTTAAGACAAGCATTGCTACTCCGAGATTACGGTACTCCTCGATTCGTCGGAAATAGACAGCGGCTACTTCCTCCACCATTACGTACAATCCGCCGAGATTTTCTTTTCCGTCATACGATAAATACTGAAGTTGGAGCATACATTAGTCCTTTACTTAGAGACAGAAATACAATAGACCCGGTAGGACTTGAACCTACAACCTCGGAATTATGAGTTCCTCGCTCTAACCGATTGAGCTACGGGTCCAAGAAGACTATAGAATACGGAGTTTATCCAAGTATTCAAGTGAAATTTCTTCTACCAATTTCACAGCGTCGGCTTGTGTTGTAATAAAATCCTCAAGATAAATGATGCTGTCTGGTTGTTCATACATTTTTTCAACCTCATCAAAACAACAAATCTTATACTCACTACGAATTGGATTGATGCACTCGCATATCCACAATCTTCTTTTATTCACACTCCTAGAGGTATACTCTCTAAATCCATAGTCTCGCACATCCGATAAGTCATATACGAACAATCGTCCAGCAATTGGGCGAACAAATTCACCAAGCCTATATTGAACTGCGTACTTCCCTTGGTATTCGGAATACACAGAACGCATGTTGGCGTCTGTAACTTTGAAATACATTTTCTCTGTCATTACCTTTCTCCTTACACTGATTACTAATCACAATACCGTCGGTGGGACTTGAACCCACACACTTATTATGAAGTAAGAGATTTTAAGTCTCTTGCGTCTGCCAATTCCGCCACGACGGTAGCTAGATACTACACCCGTTGAATGAGAGTTACCCAATCTGTTAGTACTGTTCCATAAGGAACAATCCGAAGTAGTTCAACTCCTCTAAATCCATTGTCCCAATAGAAATCGAAATCCTTCTCGTGTCTTGGAATTAGTTTTCGACGTTCTATCGGACCGCATTCACAGCGAAAGATAAAACTATCGGGACACAAATAGAAGGTATAAAACTCACATGCGTCTGCGAATGTTTCAAACACAAATAACTTTCCCTTATTTGGGAAGGTCGGTTCTCCAATTTTGTACTCCAATTTGTATTGCTTTGAATCAGGGAAGAAACTCACATACCGACCATCTACATAACGCACTACTTTGTACATTGCTCTGTCCTTTTTAAGGATTCTTGTTGGCTTCGATCAGCGCCTCGATCAACGGTTTATACTTGCTAACTAATTGTGAATCAAATTCACCGAGATCAATAAGCTCCATCCACTCACTGTACTTTCTACATGTGCATCCGATACAAATATCTTCTTCACATACAACTACTGAATATGGTTTCATGTGGATTGATTGAATCCTAAATCCATCTCCAGTGCAATAAACTAAATTTGCTCCGCGTAAATTTGCTCCGCGTAAATTTGCTCCGTCCAAATTTGCTCTGCACAAATCTGCTCTGCACAAATCTGCTCCGTACAAATTTGCTCCATGTAAATTTGCTCCATGCAAATATGCTCCGTGCAAATTTGCTCCGTACGAATATACTTCGTTCAAATTTGCGCCTGATAAATTTGCTTCTGATAAATTTGCTTCTGATAAATCTGCTCCGTACAAATTTGCTCCGCGTAAATTTGCTCCGTCCAAATTTGCTCTGCACAAATCTGCTCTGCACAAATCTGCTCCGTACAAATTTGCTTCTGATAAATCCGCTCTTGGTAAATTTGCTCCGTGCAAATCTGCTTCGTGCAAATCTGCTTCTGATAAATCCGCTCTTGGTAAATTTGCTCCGCGCAAATTTGCTCCGCGCAAATTTGCTCTTGATAAATCTGCTCCGCGCAAATCTGCTTCGGGGCAAATCTCGATTTCTTTCTCTGTTCCATTAAGAAATTTCACTCGCATGACTAAGCTCCTACATAGAATTTTGAACCGATTATAAGACTTTCTCGCTGCCTTAGTTTCCCGACCACGCATTACGAATGCGTGCAATTGTTTCGTCTGAGATATCGAGTCCATCGTCTTTCATATTATGAAGGACTTCAAGACAGCTTTCGATTTCTTGTATCGAAATACGTATGACTTTCGCATCTGTCTTAAAACCAGACTCTTCCATAAGATCTACGAGCATTTTTAGGTCATTGCCCATGATTGTCGCTCCTATTTCCAATCAAATTGGTATATGTTTGCGCAGATAGTAACACGATTGCCTTCTACACGACATCGACTCGCTATTACTACTTCACCACGACAAAACATGTACCCCTTGTAAAATGCCAATTCAACATCAAAAGTCTTGTTGCCGAATAAATCAAGACAACGCAAATTCGCTTTTCGGAAGTTTGATACTGTCGTGATTTCACAGATATTCGGTGGAGTTCCAAATATCTGCTTCCAGTCTTCAAGAGACTCACGGGAAGCAAAACCGGCCGTTTCAAAGTGGCCGTTCCAGAAATACTCTACAAATAGCATTGAAAACTTCTCCTACGTGGAAAAGAAAGAACACTCTAGTCCGGCCTCTGTATCTATACACTGCATAGAGGCCGGTGTAGAAAGTTCTTACTTCATATAGTCGCGCAGGAAATTTTTATACAATTCCCCCAGAAGGCCTAATCGTTGTTCCTTCTGCTCTTTGGTGAGGATGGAAGGAATGAAATAATTATGCAAAGTATATCCGATCAAACCACGCAAAAAACATTGTTCAAGGAATTCCTTCGGTAATTCCCAATCTCGTTCGCGGTCGCAGATATCAACCACAAGTGTTTGCATCGAATCATGAAGCTTCTGATGCTTATCACAGAAAGTATTGTACTTTCTCGTCTTCGTATCGTCTGGATTGTTCTCCATACGATATCCGCATTTATTCGGACACTTGCCCGAAGCAGTAACCCAAGCACATTGTCGTTTAGCCATCTTTTAATCTCCTACATGGAAAGAAAGAAAGAACGCTCTAGTCCGGCCTCCGCATCTATACGCTGTATCTATATTCCGCATAGAGGCCGGTGTAGAAAGTTCTTACTTCAGCATTGAAAGAACTTTCTTAATATCTTGGATTGAAAGACTCATTTGAATCTTGTCCTGAACGCGATGATAGATTTCCATATCAATCGTTCTCGGGACGAGAAGATCGATAACCGTAACTGGTACGCGAGTATTGTGACGGTGCGCTCGGTCCATCGCTTGCGAGCGTTCGATACCGCTCCAATTAGAAGAGTAGAAGAACACATGACTCGTATTCGTTGTATACTCCGCTGCTCGCGACGGATCAAATCCGACGAGATTGAGACCAACCCCACCTGACTTAGCGATTCCTACGAATACTCTTGTATCTCTGTCGTTGTTGAATGCATCAACAACTTCGTCCTTATCTTGAGTATCGCCGGAGAAAGATACTGCTTTAATTCCGTCAAGAGCGAGTCGCGACGTAATCATCTTCACATTCTCGCGGAATGCGCACCAGACGATTGCTTTCTGGTTCTTATCTTGAAGAATTCCAGGCGATCCTTCTTCACTGCCGAGAAGTAATTCACAGAGAAGATCAAGCTTAGGATTCTCGTTGAATCGTGTAAGCTCACCGGAGTCGGTTGGTACAAATCCAGAAGTAATTTGCGCCAGTCTAAGCATTTGAACCAGAATGTTCTGAACAGTAATCGAATCAGGATTTGGACCATACGATTCGATTTCAGCCGCCAGTTGCGTCGCGAGTTGAATGTATGTTCTCGTTTGCGACGGAGACATATCACATTCGCGAATCGCGAACAACTTCTTTGGAAGAGAAGGAAGGGCTTCCTCCTTGCGAATAACAAAGCAATGCTTCGCAATCTTCTCTTGAAGCAAGGGAATATTCTTAAACGCAACTAGCTGCGCTCCCTTGAACGGATTGAAATCATATTCACCGTAGAATCCTTTGAACGCTGCAAAGGAATCAAATCCGGAGAACCCTTCTCCGAGAAACTCAAACTGCGGGAAAATATCAAAAGGTAAATTGCGAAACGGTGTTCCCGTCGCAATCATCTTGTTCTTAAAATTAGACCGCGTTTCAAGAAACGTCTTCGTCCGTCGCGTCGAAGGATTAGCCAAGTTATGGCTTTCGTCGATGAAACAATTTTCCCATTCGAGCGAATGCAAATGAGAAGTAGTTACAAATCCCTCGTAACCGACAATAAGAACAATATGCTTATTGCCGGCTTCGACAACCGCATTCAGAAAGTTAATCGTTCGGTCGATGGGAGAATTCCCGTTCAATGTGAGGCATTGAATGTTCTCTGAGTGTAGAGAAAACTTGTAGATTTCTCTTTCCCAATTCGTCCGACAATTCTTCGGACAAACGACAAGAGAAAGAGTTTGAGAAGATGCTTCGCTGATTGTGTAGTCGAGTTTGCGAATCATCATCGCAGTCTTGCCTGTACCAGGATCGCAGAACAATCCGTACGATCGCACTTGACAAGCGTTGAACGCAGCGACTTTCTGATAAGGGCTGAGCGTAATACCCTTAGAAAGAAGATGCTTGTCGTGTGCATCGAACCATTCCGAAGATGGAACGGTTGAAGTGTCTTTGAATTCCGCTGACCGCTTCGCATTACGATCAGCGATGAATTCGCGAATAAATATTGAATTGAATTTGTTCTTCGCAGAGTCACTAAGAACAAACTCTCCAGTCCACGCGGCCCGGATTAAAGAGACAGTGTAGTCCGTTGCTGGGACTTCATATACTGGGTGAAAACAATTTGGCGGATTCAATCGTTTAAATCCGTGCTTGAATCTCCGTTCAACGAAGAGAGAAGCTTCTGTGGAAGCTGGCGTTGCCAGATACGACTCTTCTTTTCCATCGCGAATACGTGTTCTGCGTTGGAAAAGTTCTAATCGGAATTTTTCCCCATTGGGGGAAGAATACAGAGAAAGAGTACAACCTTTTGTACTCTCTTTTGAGAGAGGTTCTAGATACCTCTTCGATGCTAACGAATACTCTTCATTCTGCGTTGACATTGTGCTTTCCTAAGAATAGCAGTAGCGGCACCGCTTGCGTGCGACGTGCAGACGGGTGCCGTAGTATTCTACGCTGGTCAAGGGGCCGGGAGGCCGGACCACAATATCTTGTGGTCGCCAGAGGGAACGACCACTATATGTTGTGGTGGACAACGACTGTTGATCGGAAAAATACCTCAGAAGGGGGGTGTAGTGTAGTCGATTTGATGACATGAAAGAATAAGAGGAGGGTTATTAGAAATGCTCTTAGGAGTTCGTAAGGCGGTGCGTCGCTAAGAATGCTCTTAAGAGGTCGTAAGGCGGTGCGTTGCTACGGATGCTCTTAAGAACTCTCTTAAGAGGCCGTAAGGCGGTGCTTCGCTACGTCGCTAATGAGGCAAAGCGCTTAAGAAAGAAGCAGCGATGTGCTATTAGAGAACGCAAAAACGACCACATAAAAAAATATAGTATAAATTAGAATCTCATTTTGTTTGTTTTTTTTTTTTTCTCTCTTCTCTCTCTCTCCAATACACCATTCTCTGCCACTTTCTTAAGCGCTTTGCCCGTTGGGCGACGGGCCAACGCCATGTGGGGTATACTTCCTAAAAACGTCGTCCGTCGCAACGTCGCACTACTCCGGTATAACGTCCGTCGCACTAATTATGGCCGATTATTCGCCTATACGCGTGCGTGAGACAACGTATTCGACGCTACCGCCATACTGCGTTTAGAAATGAATTCTAATATCTTTAGCACACGTTTCCATCGCATCGTCGTATCGTCGCTTTCTTAGAAAACAATAGTCGCCAGTCGTACATTCTCTTAAGCTAATTAGTCCTATCGGACTGGACACTTAGGCTGGGATTTTGCCGAAAAATAATTCCAGAAATTTTATCCCCTTGTCGATACTAGACTTAGGACGCAATCCGAAAAAATGCGATTGCATCCTATCGGACAAACGGTAAAATACGTACGTGGGCAAGACAAAGCCCCGACGAAAAAGACTCGCGGTTGTGACGCGGGTGGCAAGCTGGTTGGATGACCAGTGGCAAGATCTTTGACAATTCGAGCGAGTGTGGCCGGTGCGGCACCTAGTAGTGGAGAGGCGAACGGTACGTATTGCGAAGCTGTAGTAACAGTCCACACGACAGAAGAGACAGAGTTACACACCCCATAACGAGAGGAAGAACACAATGAGCGAAGAATTGAACACGGTTGTCGCAACGGAAGCCACCCCGTCCGCTGAAGAGAAGAAGGGTAAGGGTAAGGGTAAGGGTAAGGGTAGCCGGAATCGGAAACCGAAACCCGTCTTTGCCGTCCCCGAGGGACGATTCCAGTCCGCGGCGGACGCACAGACGGGATACGATGTATCGAGTCACGCGAAACTGAAGTCCGTCGATTTCGGCGATCCGCTTGAGTTTGCAATCTGGGAAGCTTGGTACTACGGACAAAAGTACGAATCCGCGAAGAAACGGGTTGAGGATATTCGCCTGCTCGGCGATACCGCCGAAGAGCGAAAGGCCAATGCCGAATTGGCAAAGTTGGCGGAAGCTCTGCGAGCAGCTACCGCGAAAATCAAAGGCAAAGCGAGCCCCTTGGCTGACATGCTCAAGGCGGCGCTTGGTGATAGTCTGGCTACCCTCATGTGATGGTGGCCGTGACACTACTATATAGTAGTGTCGGTCGAAACGGTTAGGGGGCTAGGGACAACCACCTAGCCCCCTATCTACTTCGGAGGAAGTGCATGGTACGACCACCACAGCAAATGGATTTGAAAGAACGGGCTGAAGTATTAATGGCCATCCAGTCCAATTTGGAAAGCCGCATCCGAGCCGTTCTTCCTGGCTCCGGTATGCTGGAGCACGCAGACAGACTAGATACTATCGCTGCGGAAATCGCTGCAAAAGCCAAGCGTATCCGCGAGACTATCGCGGAAGATACGCGGAACCTCTCCGCACTCGCGGAGCAGCTAAGCGATTGCCAGATTGAAATTGCTGCGGTAGATGTATGTCGCAGACGCGGAATTAAGAGCTACGTCGTTGTACGACGGCTTGTTGAACAAGAGAAGAAACGGAGAAAGAAATCGTGAGCAAACAAGATGAACGGCAAGCTGTTCGTGATGGGCTGTTAGAAAGAATCAAGCAGCTTAGGGACGAGTGCGGGCAGCTTGGTTGGATTGACACGGACGGTGCGTTGCATGACGCAATGCTTACGCTTATGCGTGAGCCGCTTGCGGGTACAGGTGAAGACAACACACTGATTCTCGACGACACCGACAACGTAGTTGGTTCGGGGGACAGTGATATCCATTTTGACGAGAGGGTTTGAACAATGTATTTCATTAGGTTCGGTGGTGAGTTTGTTGGGCGATCGCAGTCCTTCAGCCGCGAAGAAGTGTTACTGGGGAAAGCGGAGGCAGACGCGTTCGAAACGCCGGAGGCAGCGCAGGAGGCTATTGACGGAGAGACTTACCGGTTTCTTACGGGATCACTAGGGAATGAATTCGACAGAACGATGAGAATGCTATTCCACCGTCAGAAGTCACGGTGTGACGTTGTCCACGTCTCACCGCGTATCACCGCGATTAAACGAGACCGTCGATAACTGTCCCCCGGTTAAGTGTACTACTAACTAGCGGTACGCTTAACGCAAGGTACTACTCCCCCGTTAGGACTACACACTAACGGGGGAGGGTTCCGCGTTTCCCACGCTTTTGTGGGGAGGCCGCCACCCACGTACTCCGGCGGACCATTTTTTCAATCCTAATTATAATTAGCCCTAAGAAAATGCATATCTAAGAAAATCCGGCGGACCATTTTTTCAGTCCTAATTATAATTAGCCCTAAGAAACTACGTACCAATAAGCAATAAACGGAGAGAGGAAGCACCTAAGAAAGTAGAAATCATGGAAAAACACCGTCGTCAATCTGACTACACTCTTAAGTTCTCCGTACATTTTCACAAAACCAAGTGTCCACCTGCCTCTCAAGTGCTTGCCCACAAGAGACTTGCAGATTTTCGCCTTCTCCCCCTTGACTCAAGAGGTAGCATAAATGACCGGCGAACCCTTCCCTACCTCGCTTATTCCTATGCTTACACTCGACGAAGTATTGAAAAATAATCTTGAACGCTATACTACTCCATCGGAGTATGGCCCAGAGTTATTTTCTACACATCGAGAGATTGCAATTGCAAGATTGGCATTAAATAATCAAGCTGAAGCTTATCACAAGGCAATGACTGCCTTACAACTTGTTTTAGATCGTGCAATCCAAGCAGCAGATGAAAGATCAGTAGCAAATATCTTTATTGCGATTGAAGCGATTGAGAAGAAAAGTCAGAGTCTTATTGACTCAGTTCAGAAAGTAACATCGCTCTTAGGACAAATAGTAGAGATTGACGTTGATAAAGCTAGTATTCTAGCACTTGTATCTCAAATTCCTTCTCTCGTAAAAGATACGATCTCAATTGTGTCAGAAGATGAAACACTAGCAGATCGTATTAGTGGCCGTCTCAACGAACGACTAATGCATGTGATGCAAACTTGTAAATGGAATCCACCAGAGCAGCAAGAAGCAAAATCTTCTAATGCTGTTATTAACATCGATACCTTCCACCAACTTTTAACTTCGGTGCCAAATGTACATCCTTCCGCTCCTTCTCTTATGCCAAATCCCAGTAGTTGATAACAAACCGAGTACCTCAACTACAGAAATAGTAGTTGAAGAGAACAATCCGATTGTTTTCAAAGTCGAATTAGCATATAAAGATGGTTGGGAGAAGACTGATAAGATTCAGGTTTTAGACTCAACTTCGGATATTAGTCCGAAGTTGAAGTATATTACACGCGGCGAAGAAGTTTTCGCATGGGCTCCTCCAGGAGAACATAAGTTTTCAGGATCAACTTTACTTATTAACTGGACGAAGCAGGACTTTGATAAAAAGAGTTTCGTAGTTAATATCAAAGTCAAAGGAATTGTTCCTCCAACTCCAGTCCCTCCAACACCTGTAGCTGACAATCCTTTTCCTCCTGGTAAGAGTTACGCTCTTATAGTAGAAGAACAAGAAGAGCGTGGAAATCTTCCTGAAGAACAACAATATATTTTCTCAGACGTTCGTGTTACAGACTTTTTAGAATCAAAAGGTATTGAGTATCGAATTCTTGATACAAATACGACTTTTTCTGATGCAAATTCCATCTGGAAAAAGCCTTTGTCCTGCCGTAAGGGTAAATTTTCTATCGTGGTAGCGAACGGCACTTCCTGGAAAGCGATCGAACTACCCTCTAATGTTGAATCAACTTTATCTTTTCTATCGGAGTTCTTCCGATGACAGAACGTACCAATCACAAGGACTTGAAACCACGATTCAAGGATTGGCGTACAACAGCGGCAGGTTTTTCTGTATTTATGGTTCTTTTGTTCGGTGAATTATCAAAAGGACTTGACGAAGACCCAAAGACAGAAGTCGATTACAATAGAATTGTCGCTGGATTGACGATTTTTGCTATGGGATACGCTGCAAAAGACAAGTATTCTTCCACTTGAGAAAGTAGTTTGATATGAAATTCTCTCGAATATATCCAAAAGAGTACATAATCGACGATAATAATGCATCCGATTATGCTCCTATTGACGGTGGAAGAGAGCGACCAGAAGGCGCAAAATTCACTTTTTCAGCACAAAAAGTGCTGTCTAAGCGTAAAAAATATCCTCGTTCTGAGTGGAAAGAACGGTGTTTAGACCGCGAAAAGAGAGGTAGAACACTATCTCAGATAGTAAAAAAGAAGAGAATTCCAACATCCAACCAGGATGGACTTAATTATTGCTGGACTTATGGAGTAGTTACAGCAGTTAATTGTAAAAGGGCGTGGAGAAACATGCCCTATGTTGAGTTTTCTCGTGAAAGTGTTGCTGCTCCAGCAGTAAATTATCGGAATGTTGGAAATTGGGGAAATACTGCTCTTGACCGGATGATTGAAGTTGGTATACAACGTCAATCAACATGGCCAAGATACTACTATCGAGATAATAAGTATCTTGATCTAGTAGAAGCAGGCCAATTCAAAGTTTTAGAATTTGAGATTCTTCCTGATAATGATTTCGATGCTTTATTCTCAGCTTTACTTGATGATGAAGCAGTCGGAGTCGGCTACGATTGGTGGGGGCATGAAGTTTGTGCTATTGATCCAGTAGTGATTGGATCAAATTCATTTGGAGCACGAATTTGGAATAGTTGGGGAGACGACTACGGAGATAATGGAATGGCTATCCTTTCCGAAGGAAAAGCTACTCCTCAAGACGCAGTAATTCCTATCACCTTTATGTCGGAGTAAGAAAAATGTTTCACCGTGCAGTGATGAATAATTTCTTGACGTATCAAGCTTCTCGTCTTTCAACTGGAAGTAACGGTCTAACTCCAGAAAATAGGAGTAATGCGATTAGTCGCATTCGATCGAAGCGAGAGGCTAAAGAATTAGCGTATGATAATGCATATGATATGTACCGCCAATCAGGATTCTCTGGTACGTTTCTTGAGTATTTGATGGAGCACTGGGACGAGATTTTTAAGATGATTCAACAGCTTATTTCTCTTTTCGGTCTCTAGAGCAAAGATTTGTATGAATGAACGAAATAAAAGAATGGGCGCCAACGCTGCTACAAGTACCAGTTGTAGCAGCGTTTATTGTATTTACAACATGGATGTTAAAGGCATTTTTGGAGCATCTTAAATTTGTTGCTAATATTCATCTAGAATCAATGGCTTCTGAACGAAAACAAAGAATGGAAGCTATGGATACTGGATTGAGAGAAGTGTCACAAATTTGTGCGGCGATTGAGAAATTAGCTGTAGCTATAACTGAAAATAACAGATCATTAGTTGCACATAATGCTGAGGCATCTCAACGACATGCTCACTTATTAGATGTGCTTCGAGAACGTGATGGAAGACATAATTAAGTATGTTCCTGTTATCAAATTTTTCGATGTTGCTGCGGCTAGTATTTTGGTTATTTTTAATAGCAGCTAAAATACAATCCAAAGAACACGTTGAAAAAGATTACCTCTATAAGAGAGAAGTAATATATCTCTTATATAGATAAAAACAGGAGTACATGATGCAATTGTCTTATTGTCCGCTATTCGTGTCAGAGAGTCGAACACGATATGACGGAGTGGAGATCATTGAGTTGCGACGAACAAAGTTAGCCCAGTTTTTCGGAATTCGTCCGACTGTTGTGGCTAGTGGCACCATCAATGCTTCTCGCTATCGACTCCAAATCGGTAGCGGAATCCATTGTCATTCAGTAGCGTCTTTGATTGCTCTCGGCTATACGTTTGGAGTAGCTTCTAATGCCTGATATAGACCATCGAACGAAACAAGTAATCTTCACCCGTCAGGACTCGGGGGACTTCGCAATCCAGGTACAGCGAGAGAAGTGCGTGCGCGTGGACAGTGAAGCGTTCACCAAGCCGGATCGCGTCTTGACGATCGCAGTGTCGGAGCACTTGGCCGACTCAGTGACACTGACTTCTGGTAGAGTCGTCACTCTACAAAAGCTGATGCAGGTTTTCGCCGCGTTCGGTGAGTTGTGGGACGCCGGGGGACGAACGGCAACGATTGTCCTGAACACCCCCGCCGAAGCGTTGTACTCGGTGATGTGCATTCGGCAGCGACAGAACGAGCAGGGAGTATGGGCGAATAGCTCAGTGCCGTCGTTCACGCTCGCGGAACTCGCCGAACAGGTGGTCCAAGTCGGCGGCGAAGCATGGGAAGTGTCTGGAGTCGGTGAAGCGGTACGGTTGTTCTGTGACTTGTGGGCTGGAGATTAGTCGATGGCCACTAAGTACGCTGGCACAAATAACGGGAACTGGTCTACGATGACTTGGCTCGATGGACCCACTGGCAGTGTCACCACTGCGCCGGGGCCGGCCGACACCGTCGAACTGAATGGAAAGAATGTTCGCATCGACACCGATGTGACGGTGGCGACGATCACCAATGCACTAGGCGGAAGCACTACTACTTACTACCACACCAATGACCGAATCATCAACGCGAACTACATCAACGCGGCTGGATACTACTGCGCATATTTTGATCACAACGCTGGCAGTGTAATCGTCAACGGTAGCCTGTCCGAAACAGCAGCAACAAACACCGCATACTACACAACTGGAACCGGGCTGCTGACCATCAACGGCACCATCACAGCCGGTGCAGGAATCAATTCCTACCAGGTACTTAGCGTAGAAAACAAAAGTGGCCCAGTCACCATCAATGGAAACTTGGCAGGTGGATCTGGTTCAAGCCGCTACGCCGTGTCTGTAACTGGATCATGTCCCATTACAGTTAATGGTAACGTGACAGCAGGGTCTGGTTATCAGTGTCCTGCACTCTACATCAACGATTCCCATAGCGGAACGGTGATCATCAACGGCAACCTCTACGGCAGCTCTGGGAATTATGCGTATGCGTGTCGCGTCCGAGGAACGTCGGGTGCGGTGACGATCACTGGCAATGTAACTGGCGGGTCAGGTAGCGAGTCACGCGGGCTGTACTGCGATAATGGCAACAAACCCATTACTATCACAGGAAATGTAACTGGAGGTAGCGGTAACAGCGCGGCAGGATTTAACTCAAGTAGTGGCAGGACCGTGACCATCAATGGCAACGTGACAGGTGGATCAGGGGCATACTCCTACGGATTTCGTGCAGAGCATTCTGGAGTAGTCGCTACGATCAATGGAAACGTCACTGGAGGGAGCTATGCGAACTCTTCGTTCGGTGTGCAGCACTCTTCCGGCACCGTGACCATTAATGGTGATGTTACTCCTGGAATTGCCTGTGCGGGCATTGAGACCTACGGCGCTTTGATGACGATCAATGGCACTGTGACGGGATGCAACTACGGCCCTGGCAACACGGGTGTCGCCCAGGTGTGGACGGTTATCTGTGATTGGGCGACTCCATTGAAAGTAAAAAATGTTGTCTGCGGGCAGTACGGACACCCGCCAATTAAAGGTCCGTATTGGCTTCTTGACGACGCGACAAACTGTCAATTCAAGGGTCGGCAGTCCAATGGCACGCAGGTAACACTGACCAATCCGGCGGCGTCTGCCGACTACCCCACGGCCGCCAATGTCCGGTCTGGAGTAAGCTACGCGGCTGGCAATCTAACTGGCACCTGTTCCGTACCTGCCGCTGGCTCGGTGGCCCTGGGAGTGCCGGTGGATAACACCACAGGAACAGCGGTGCTGACGCAGGCCAATGTTACGACCGCTATTGACGATGCGATTGCCGATGCAATTGCTTTGATAGCGGGATCAGGGCCGAATCAAGTCAATGTCACGGTCAGTAGCAGTGCTGGAGGAACCGTCCAGGGGGTGGTAGTGCGAATGCAAGCTACTGGTCTCGGAGACCACACTGCTACAACTAACTCTAGTGGTGTTGCTCGCTTCAACTTGCCTTCTGGAACCTGGAATCTAACCGCAGCTTTGAACGGGTACAGCTACGCCGGGTCAACTCAAGTTATTTCAACGAATCCGCAGATTATCCCGATTACAATGGAATTAAATACAGTATCTGCTCCAAGTTCACCAGATATGACAGTTGGAGTTATGCTATGCCTTAACTCATCAGATGAACCAGAGGAGAATGCAGTAGTGTATTTTCGTAAGATAGCTGGTTCTGGAGTAGATGGATATTCGCATGACTCAGCAGTAGTTAAGGTTTTGTCAAATGAGTTTGGAATAGTTGAACGAGAATTCCAAAAAGGCTCACAATATGGAGTAAGGCGTGGGTCATTGACAGCCGTAGAAGAAATTTTCACAGCCCCTAGTACGCAGCAATTCTTAATATTAGAGACAATTGGAAAGCCATAAAACATGAGAATGTTAAGTATAACAGTCGTAACTCTGCTACTGCTATTATGTGAGATAGCAGTAGCAGAGTCATACAGTGAAGCAAAAGCTAGGAGGGATGCATATTTTACTAAGCATCCACCTAAACAGCAAAAAGTAGAAAGCGCGTGTAGCAAATGCAAGAAAAAATATATTCCTCAGAACTATAAGTTCAGGAAAACCGAAGATGTGGTCAAAACTAAGATATCATCCAGTTCAAGCAAGTCTATGGAGTTACACAGGTAGATTTGCAGCTATTGTAGCTGGTCGAGGAAGTGGTAAAACTGAGATATGTAGAAGAAAGTTAATTCTACATACCGTAGTAACTAAGGAACATGATGATCCTCTTTACTTCTACGTGTTACCTACTTTTTCTCAAGCCAAAAAAGTAGCATGGTATCCGATTGTTAAAATGTTTCCAAAGGAATGGATAGCGGAAAATGGAATTAACAAGACTGAGCTATCCATCACAACTATTACTGGAGCAAAGCTATACGTAGTTGGTGCAGATAAGCCTGAACGCATGGAAGGTGTTCAGGCTGATGGCGTTATGGTTGATGAATCAAGCGATCAAAAACCTGGTTTATACCAGCGAACAATCATTCCTATGTTGACACATAGGAATGGTTTCTGTTACAGATTAGGTGTACCAAAGAGAAGTGGTGTTGGTCGAGCGGATTTCAGAGAATTCTACAATAAAGGCGTTCGCGGTGAAGATGGCATCCAAAGCTTTTATTGGAAGAGTGCTGACATTCTTACTCCCGAACAACTTCTTCAAGCCAAATCACAGTTAGACGAACAAGATTTCAGGGAGCAGTTAGAAGCCATATGGTGTGATGTAGGAAGCTCCGTATATTATAATTTTAGAAATGATAATATACATCCTGAAACTCGTTACAATCCAGCGTACCCAATTTATGTGGGTGCTGATTTTAACGTAAATCCAATGTGCTGGGTGTTAGCACATTATGTGGACGGAAAGATATTCATATTCGATGAGATTTTTCTCAGAGAAACTAATACTCCAGCAACATTAGATCATCTGTATAATAAGTATAGAACACATAATGCTGGATGGTACTTTTTTGGTGACGCGAGCAGTAGATCGAGAAAAACATCTGCTACTAAATCAGATTACTTAATGATTAAGAATGATGCTAGATTTGGCCAGAAGAAAGTTTTGTTTCCAAGTAAAAATCCTCATGTAAGGGATCGTTTTGCAAGTGTAAATGCAGCATTTCTTAACGCATTAAGTGACATTAGGCTGTACATAAGTGATTCATGCAAAAAGTTAATATCTGATTTCAATACTGTTTCCTACGAAGAAGGTACAACAGAAATTGAAGATTATTCTGGAACAGATATTGGTCATATGTCGGATGCTGCTGGATATTTAGTGCATGGATTGATGCCGATTAAATTGAATATGTTCAGCATACCGCATATTCGGAGCAAATGATGACGACCTCGATTCTACCAACCAAAAATCTAAAGGATAAAGAACTAGGTTCTAATAAATCTAGTCCTCAAATTCGTACAAGATTTGGTGGGGACAATGATTCTAGACAGCCAAAAGAATATGGCTGTCTGACTTTTGCTAAGATTCGTGAATTACGAATCGATCCGACAGTTGTACTTGCTCGTTGGTCCGTTTTGTCTCCAATGATCCACACTCCGTGGATGTATGAATCCGTAAATCAAAAAGCATCAAAAGAAATGTTGGATTTCGTTGAAGGAGTATTTACTCCAATACGAGATCAATTTTTGATGCAAGCAGTGTTTGGAATTCTCGATTATGGGTGGCAAGGATTTGAAACTGTATACTTACCAGAGGGTAAGTATGTTGTAATAAATACGCTAAAAGCGTTGCTTCAAGAATATACAGATGTAATGGTATATACGAATAGCGGCCAATTCGCTGGATACGCTAATGAAGCACCTGGAGTCAATTCTTCTGTCTACATCCTAGGGAAGTATGCACAGCATGTGAACTTCGAGTTTGAGGGAACTGATTGGTATGGAGTATCAACGTACAAAGGATTGAAAAAGATTCAAGAGTCTTGGGATAATGTTGAGGATTCCGCTGGTAGATATGATCGGAAAGTTGCTGGAGCAACTTGGGTAATATATTACCCTATTGGCGTAACACCTTATAATGGTGTTGAGACTCAAAACGATGAAATTGCGGATTCACTGTTAGCTAAATTGGAAGCGTCTAGAAATTTAGCTATTCCAGACGAAATTCAGGAATGGATGGATGATACGCTTGACAGAGAAGCTAAGGGAAAGTGGAGAATCGAAATTCTATCATCTGATGCATCTGTAACTTCATCGTTCATCGACCGGCAAAAATACTTAGATGCATTAAAGATGCGAGCATTTGCTTTACCTGAGCGATCAATACTTGAAGGAACACATGGCACAAAAGCTGACTCATCTGTCCATGCTGACTTAGCACTGTCGAATGTGGACAGTAGGCATCGTTTATTATGTCAACAGCTGACAAACATGGCTGTTAGATATTTAATGCAATTGAACTTTGGTAATAAGTACCAGTGGTCAGTTCGTATTAAACCAGCACCGATGGTTGATACTCAATACGCCACAGTGAAACAGATTTATGAAAGAATTATGTCTTCTCCAGAGGCGTTGGTAGAAGAAGTTAAGAATATAGACATGAAGTCAATGAGAGACGAATTAGGCATACCAACAGGAGTAGGACTAAATGTCGTACGCACTGGAACAGGACCTGTATAATACATTCGGCCAAAAGAACATTGAGAAATGGGCGGACTTAGACAATGACGAAGATGCTGGAACAATTGCAACAAGAATTGCTTGGGCAATTGAAGCCGCTGACGTATACATTGATTCTAGATTACAGCATCGATATGAAGTCCCATTTGAGTCGATTCCAAAAATAATCATTCTAATGTCTAGCTTATATGCTGGAATCCTTCTATATGACGGTAGAATGGTGCTTCAAGGAAGCACCATAAGAGATGAGGTAGCAACTCAGCGAAAAATGTTTAATACGTATCTACACCAGATACTACGTGGACAACTACGATTACTTCATCCTCTTTCTGGAGAATTAATCGCAATTCGTTCAGAAAATGTACCGTTTGTAACAACTCAAAATTCATCGGAGAGAGATGATGCCAATCAAAATTGCTGTTGATGGATACGTATACGTTCCATACAATTTGAATGATCTCCTAGCTCAACCTGATGATACAGTTGAGCTATCCTTTAACTCAAAAGGAGGAGATTTGTTAGACGCGATCACTTTCCACAATAAATTGCGTAAGTGTGGAAAGAAGATAAAAGGCACCATTGAGTCTTTTGCAATCTCGTCAGCAGCAGTCATTGCAATGGCATGTGATGAACTTGAGATGGCAGAAAATTCATTACTCATGTTTCATCTTCCATCTTATGCACCTAACTATGGAGAACATTTAGAAGCAGATGACCTTGATGAAGTATCATCTGTCTTACGTAAATCTGAGCAGATATTATGTACTACAATTTCGAGTAAAACTGGTCAAACACCAGAAGAATGCGGAAAAATGCTTAAGGAGACTACCTGGTTTACACCAGAGGAAGCTCTTAAAGCAAAGATTGTCGATCGGATCGTTCCAATTCGGCAGAAGAGAATAACTGTCGAAAATAGTTTCCCCTTACGGATCGTGGCATTTCTACAGGAGAAAAATAATATGCCGCTGAGTGATGTGTGTAAGCAGTTCGGTATCGCTGATACCGAAGAAGCGTTGACTGGATTTATCAATGGCTTGAAAGCAAAAGCTGAATCTCAACAGCCGCCTAAAGCGATTGAAGTTGCTCCAGTTGTTCTTAATGCTCTTCGAGATGCGCGTACTAACCAATTGAATGCATTGATGCACGATGGCAAGATTATTCCTGCTATCGTAAATGAATTAACTACGACGTTTTTGTCCGATGATCGATTAAAATCCGATATCATCGGAAACGATGAAACATTCACAAAGGTTGTGAATGCCATTGGTAAGAATGATCGCGTTATTAATTTTGGTGGACAAAGCGGAACACAGAAATCCGCTGGTGAAAATAAGAGTGAGAAATCTGTTCTCGTCGACGATATGAAAGCCCGGGCTGGAAAGTAATTTAACACTTTAAGGAGTTTTTGTATGAGTTTGTCTGAAGTTCCTGCTTATCCTGGTGATCTTATTCTCCACATGGAGAGTGAGGGATACTGCTGTGAGAAGGCTACCATTCGTAATGGTACTGGTGCATCCGTTGTACTGGAAAACTATGTTGGTCTTCCTCTGAAGGCTGGTACAAATGGTGCCGACTATAACATCGCAAAGGCTACGGAAGAAGCTAATGTGATTGCTTTACTGGTTAAAGGACCATGTGGTCACGCTCCTGAGACGTTGGCAAATAATACAACGTCGAGTGAGAAGTATCTTGTCTTGGCACGAGCGCCTGCGATTATTAACAAAGACGCTATCCCAGATAATGATTTGGCTGGTGTTGCGTATACTAAGGCTACGATTGTCACTGCTTTGAAAGCATTGAAATTCGTCGTTAAGTCTGAACCGGCTAACGAAGAATCAATGAGCTACTAATTAACTAAGGAGAAGTTGACACATGGCGTCGATTGATATTTTTAATGATGATGCTTTCTCGATGACGAGTCTTACTGACTCCATCGCAGTTGCCCCATATAAACCTAAAATGCTTGGAAGCTTAGGTTTGTTTCAAGCTAAGCCACAACGTACAACAACGGCTTGGATTGAAAAAGTTGGTTCTCGTTTGCATATTTTGCAAACAGCTCCTCGTGGCGCTGTGGAGAATGTTCGGTCTTCGGATAAGCGTAAAGCTTATCCGTTCCGTATTCCTCACGTTCCTCAATTCCAAACAGTGCTTGCTGATGATATTCAGAATGTCCGAGCTACTGGTTCGGAAACTGAATTAAAGGCAATGGCGTCTCATGTAAATGAGCAACTGATTGGAATGCGTAACGATCACGAAGTTACCCATGAGTACCATCGTATCGGTGCGTTGAAAGGGTTGATTCTGGACGCAGACGGTTCTACAATTTATGATTTGTTTGACGAATTCGGATTGACTCAAACAACTCATAGTTTTGTAGGAACTGTATCCAGTTTGACAGACATGTTTACTGGAATTATCCGCACTATTGCGAATAAGTGCGGAAATGATGTCCCGAGTCGAATTCTTTGTTTGTGCGGCGACGAATACTTCGATGCAATCGTCGGACACGATACAATGAAGTCGTCGTATGATCGTTGGAGAGACGGTGAATTCCGCCGTGTTTCTCAACTTGGGCCGGCGTGGTATGAAGCGGCTTCGATGAATGGATTCGAGCAACAGAACATTCTGTTCTTGAATTATCGTGGTCAAATTGATTCGACAAGGTTCATCGAAACTGATGAAGCTTATTATGTTCCTGTTGGAATTCCTGGTCTTTTCCAAGAAGTTATTGGACCAGCGGATACGACAGAAACTGTTAATACTCTTGGTAAGCTTATTTACGTCATGCAAGAGCGTATGAAGTTTAACAAGGGAATTGAGCTTCATTCTCAGAGCAATGCTCTTGAGATTTGTACGCGTCCTGACGTGATCGTGAAGTCAACGTATTCTGCTACTTCCTCCTCTTCGTAATTGGGGTGTTGGGTCGGTGGTGGGACTCCCCCACGGAGATTTGTTCCTTCGCTCCGTGGGGGATGTTTTATTATGTTTATATTAAATATTAGAGCTGATTTAACGCAAGCAATGAATGTGATGCGATTTGCTCGTAAGAATCGCTCAGCACTTTTGGAGACTGCGGCTAAACGATATTTGAAATTTTTAGAGGAACGTCATTTAGCTGGAGCAAATTGGCCTCCATTGTCAGAAGAGACAATAAAGAGAAAAGTACGACGGCAAAAACAATTCGGAACGGTTGCTGATCCATCTAGTGTTCTCCAGGAAACAATGTTTCTTGTTGAGAACCTTAATATGGAAAAAACAAAACAAGGCTGGAATGTTGGACACGTTAAGAATAGAGTACATCCAAACGTTGGTAGAAGAGGTAGATTGCTCACAAACAAACTTATACAAATCCATACTCTTGGAGAAGGGAATGTTCCTCCGAGAAAAGTGATTGAGAAGCCAAATGCTACAGTCAGAAGAGAAATGACGGAGGATATAAGAAGGGAATACCGAAAAATAATTAGGAGAAGAAGTAAATGAGCACTCCTTTCTCATTATTGAGAAATGGAATATGGGCATTAGTAGAAAGAAATGCTGCACTTTTATCCTATATTCCATCTAGAAATAGAATCAAGTATGATACAGAAAAGACTCAAAAGCATAATGTATCGCACGGTGATACACCAGAACTAGCATTAGTTCCAATTGGTAGTGGACCAGATATTGATAGATCACGAGACGTACGAGTAATCCGCAAAAGATATCTATGGGCGATCACCACAGGAGATTTAGATAATGATACTTACGATGCGATTTCATGGGAATTGTATCGTAGTATGATAGATTGGAATAGTACACTATGCCCAATCGAATGGGAGGGGAATACATTCATTGAGAATTTTCTTGTTCTTGATGAAGAAGTTGGATTAAAAATGATAGAACTAAACCGTCAAATTGATGGTTGGTCTGCTTTTTGGACTGTAGAAGCAATGCTACAGTTTTGTACTTCAACAATAAGGATTTAGATATGGCGTGTTTAACTCCGCGTACAGGGCGGAATGGATGGGTTGCTGATTACACTGGTAGTGTAATCAATCGTATTGCGAGGTTCCAAAAATGGAGCATGAATACGCAAGGGAATCCAGATGTACGAGTGTACTCTGGAACACGTTTAGGTGAACAACGTATCGCTGGTCCCGAACAAACTACAGGAACTTTTCAAGCGTTCGGTGCATCCCCTCCTTTGTTTGTCGGGGATACATTTACATTTCTTGGGTATACTGCACCTACCACAGGTGTAGCTTGTACTCCTGGATGTACTTATATTGTCGATGCTATCGTTGACACATTGACAATTACGTGGAATTGGACAGCGCAAAATAAGTCCGTATTCTATGAAATTGGTTGGTCAAGTGTTGGAGCATTAGGTGCTCAAGCGTTTGATGATCCTTGTGATGATGAAGTGTATTGCGATACATTGTGTGATTTAGGTCTTGAAATTCAAGATCCATGCGATGGAAATAGCCCAGTTGATTTTTGTAACCTTACGCAAGCTGTACTAACTTTCAGTGGTAATAACATTGAGTATAGCAACAGTTCAACGGATTGCGAAATCCGGAAACTTCCAGGCCACTTGAGCTGGACTTTGGAACTCTCAAATGAGAATCCATGTTTGATTCTTGAATTGCAAAAGGATTATCGTATTCTTATTGATGCTACAACTACAACTCAATGGATTCTCGAATGGGGATTCCATGATGCTGTTCGTAACTTCAATATAGATACACAAACAGATACAATCATCTCAAAAGTCGAATCATTTGCAATGCAAGCTGTGTTGTGCTGTCCTGGAGATGATCCGGTTCGAGGTCGAGTTGTGCATCCGGACGGAACTGTTCTTTGGCCATACTCGACTCCGGCTAGTAGTCCTTAATCTTTAATCTGGGCTGTATAAATCCCCCACGTTTATACAGCCCAACTTTATTTTGGAGGAAACAGATGACCGACCCACGCTTCTTCGATGCCGCAGTACCAATGAAAGTTGGTGGTGCGGAGTACCAAGCTTCTATGTTTGGTGATCAGAATTATGCTGATTTAGTTATGTATGCACAAAGTAAATTTGTTGCATTAGCAGTATCAGCATCTAAAGAACTTTCACCAGAGGATAAGAAAATACTTATTGGTGAAGCTCTAAAACAAGCTACTGGTATAACTTATGATTCTCCTGAATGCCAAAATGCTATTTGGAGTAAGGATGGAGTCGTCCAAATTGGATACCAGTTAGTTAGAAAAAGACAACCTAGAATTACATTTGACGAATTCAAAAGAGAATTCAGCAAAAATGTAAGTGAGTCTATCGACGCTGTGCTAATGGCTTTTCAGCAGTTGCATTTTTCTACGGAAGACGCTGGAGGTTCTTCCACAGAAAATTCTAAAAGTTAATGTAAGCGAAGAAGAGATATATCAGTATTTCATGAAAGAATTCGGAATGTCACATTCTGAAGTATCACTGCTGAATCCAGTGGTTAAGATGGGATTGATGAAAAGTCCACAAACAATTCAACTTGATTCCGTGGAAGCATATCAGCAATGGATGAAATCAAAACACCGGTAACGTTGGATGTATCTGAAGCATCAGTACGTGCAACGTTAGCTAAAATACGCGACATCATGAAGCAAGAAGCTTTGAAGATGTCTAATGCGCTGAAGATTGATCTTCAAGGTACGATCCCAACAGCACAAAAGACTTTTAATTTTGAAAGTGGTGGAAGAAAATATCAAGTTGAAGCAGCAGCTAAGTTAAAAGCGGGAGTGGATAATCCAGAATCTGTTCCGTTAGATCAGTTAATTGCTTTTAACGCAAGTATCAAAGAAATTCGCGACGATGCTACTAAAACTTTTGAATTGGATAATCAGCGACTTCGTGAATTCAAAGCTGGTATTCGTCATGAATCAAATCAGAAGAAGTTGACTGATATTAAGAATTACTTAACATCTGTTAGTAATCTTAAATCAGATGTACTGAAGTCGTTTAGCCCCGAAGCGGCTGCCAATGAGATACGCGCATTTCTTAATAGAATGCGCCCAGGAGGAGTACGCGCTACATATCAAGCTAATTTTGAAGAGTTGTATTCAAAATTAGACGCTAGTGATCCGTTTACAGCTTTTCAGAAATTGTATCAATTTGCTGACAGATTTTCTGATTCTTCTGGAGAGTTATCTGATCGCGTTGGGAAACTCACTAAATCTGTCGAGCTTTCTAAATTTGCTAAGTTACGAACAAAGACTTCGGGGCTTTCACCACAGGATAGAGTAAAAGCTTATGAAGACTTCTTAGCTGATACAACGGTCATCGTCGATGAAGTTCAAGCACAAATTCGTCTTGAGCAGCAAAAGATTCGTGATTTGACTAAACGAGACACATCGCGAAAGCTAGAAGAATTACGAATAACTACTTCAAAACAAGTTCCTGAAGCTCAAATACGCGCTGTAGACGAGTTTTTACGGACTTCTGGGGTCACTGGAGTAGATGCGCTGAAAGCACGAAATATCAAGTTCCGTGCTCAAGATAAACTAAAAGATTTGGACTGGAAGAATCTAGTTGAAGTGATGAAACACGCTTCACCTGATGAGCAGATTGTAGCTTTTAAGAAGTACATTGAAGATAATGGTGCATTTCAGCAAAGAGCAAGAAATGCAATTAAGGCTGCAACTGATCGAAAGTTAAATCTGTCATGGAAAGATTTGGTTGAACGTACTCAGCAAATGGACCCTGATGCTGCTATTAAAGAATTTCAAAAGTATCTGAAGAGTGATGGAGCATTTCAGCAGAGAGCTAAAAACAAGATAGCTTCTTTAACTGACAGAAAAAATAATTTGGATTGGTCTGACTTAATAACAAGTATTAAGAACATTGACCCTAAGGATTCATTAAAGCGAGTTCAATCGTACTTAGATAATGGAGGAGCATTCGTAAAAAGAGCGAACGCTCTCTATCGTCAATTAGGTGATAAGATCGCAAACGTTGATTGGAAGAATCTTAAGTTATCAATCGCTCAAGATTCACCCAATGATGCTATAGCCAAAGTACGTAATTATCTAAGTAAAGGTGGTGGGTATAAAATAGAAGCTGAAAATCTAATAAAGAAATTGACGGATAGGCAGTCTGGATTAGACTGGAAGGCTCTTGAGTTAAAAAATGTTGGTATCGACCCTCGCGATGCAATGAAAAATATCCAAGAATACTTGGACAATGATGGTGCATTTCGAGATAAGGCATTAGCTAGATTTCGACAATTAGGGGATAAAGCGGCTGGTCTTGATTGGAAGCGATTGAAGATTGAGATTGCTCACACTGCTCCGAAAGATGCTGAAAAGGCTATTCTGGATTATATCGCGAAAGGTGGAGCCAATAAGAAACAAGCTGAAAATCTTCTTGAGCATATACGAAATCGTTCTGAATCTCGACGATTGAGAGATTTGAAATTAGACGTAGCTAAGGAAGATGATCCTTTTGAAGCGTTGAAAAAGATAAGGGACTTCATTAAGTCTTCTGATGGAGTTTTTAAGAAACAAGCGGAGGTAATGCTTAAGCGGTATACTGATAAAAAGAACAATCTCTCATGGAAAGAAGTACATCAAGAAGCTTCTTTCATGGGAATAAACATGCATGATCCTGCTCAAGCTATGCGTCTGTATGAACGCTACGTACAAGATGGAGGGGCTTTCGTAAAGAAAGCTCAACGAGAGTATGCTAAAATGGCAGATCGCCTTCACAATCTTAATTGGAAGACGGTGCAAAAGCAGATAGCTGACATGAAACCAGAGGATGCAATTAACGCATTAGAGGCATATAAGAACCAGGGTGGTGCAAGAATTGCTGATGCTGATCGTGCAATTAAGAAGTTACGGGATAAGATTGCAAACATTGATTGGAAGTCTGTCAAACAACAAGCATATGATGAGGTTGATCCATCAAATGGTTTGAAGATAATCCAGGATTATATCGCCCGTAAGGGAGCTTTCATGAAAGAAGCTCAACGTATTGAGAAAAAGTTCTTGGATAAGATTGTTAATCGCGACTACTACGATATGTTGCGATCTACAGAAGGTCTTGAACCACAACAACAGTTAGATATTCTCCAGAACTTTAAGACGACGAAACCTGATATACAATCGCGATTATCAGCCAAAATTCGTAAGACGCAACAACGTGTTGCAGAAGCCACTAGCAGAGCTGAAAGAGACTTCACTAAGAAGTGGCTGACATGGATTGACGGATTAGATTTGTCACAACGTATAACTGAGTTGCAGAAGGTATTAGAGCCTGGACAAGGTCCTTCTATCTCGGATAGTATGAAACGTGAAGCAGCCTCTCGCTTACAGAAGGTTCGTAATTTAGAACGACTTCGCGAAAGAGATAGGTTACGCGACCAGCAACGTAATTTCCAGAATCAGATGTTGGTTTTATCTGGAGTTGGTCTCGGGTTACTCGGTCCAATGGGATTTCCACTTCTCAATGTTGGTTTCGCTGCAATGAGTGGTGGTGTACAGGGAGCTATTGCTACCGGCGTAGCTACTGCTATTGGAGAATCTGTACGTGCATTGAATGCGTTTCGTGCATCTCTTGAGCAATCTGCGAAATCAATAAATCTTGTTTCGCGTAACTTCAAGGACATGGAAGCTGAAAGAACCGCGTATAATGCATCAACAGCTGTAGGTTCTATGACTGCATCGGTCGTTGGAGAGAGACGAGCGATGGAGTTTTACAAGAATAATACATTTGCTAAACAAGTAGCAGAGAGTACAGGTTCTGTGTGGGGAAATATAGTAGAGTCCATTAAACAAAGGACGCGAAAAGAATTTTTACCTAATTCAGAACAAGTAGATGCACGATCCTTTATACCTGGCTCTAGATCATATCGATTCCTCAAAGAATTATATGACCAATCTATCACAACTCAGAAGATGCTTCCAGCAGAAGCTAAATCTGCTTATGAATCTTTTCTAGCTGGTATGAACAAAACATCAGTTGGGATAGAGACCGATCCTGCTGAAGTTTGGAAACGTATACAAACTTCTGCTTTCGATCCGTCTAAAGCACAGGAGAAGAGAGATAGGGAGATAATGTTGAAGACTCTTAAAGAGCAGTTGGACTCTTTGTTGAGAATAGAAAGTAATACTAAGGCTCCTCCTAAACAAGTTGGGAGACTGTAATGTTTGGAACTGTCACAGGTGGAATGGGTTACTACTTCTATGATGGAGTGGAAGCCCCTTTATCAGCTTGGTCATATGGTCTTACACATAATAGAAGTATGTATAAGACTGCTGACAGTAATGGATGTCCAACCAGAGTATCTGAAACGTTGAATGGTTCCTTAGTAATTACTGGAATTGAGTATTCTCCACCATTCGTTCCTGATCTTGGTACTCAAGCTCTTGACTTCGTTCTAGGTATAAACGGAAAAGAAATAACATTCGTTGGGTGGGCTACGATATTTGAAGTAAGGTACAATTATGTAAGAAAAACGTTTGGGTGGACACTTACGTTAGAACAAGCGTCACCTGGAGAAATGGAAGTTGCTAGTTATTACCCTCGATATGATAACACCGTTTGCAGCGATAAACTTTGTGGGTATAATATCACAACAAGCGACATTTCTCTTCACGGCGGTTATGTGTATTATGTAAAAGAGGCTGTATGTAGAAATCTATACGAACTTCCTTCTTATAGAACGGCAGTGTCGTATGGTTTTCCAGCATCGCATAAAAGCACATTCGACCAACGTATTTCAATGTCTGTAGAAGGTGATTTGGATTATTGGTTGTCAGAGGCATACACGAGTAATAAGTATGATTATAAATTCTATTACTCTTCAACTGGTTATTACCAGTTTGACTCTCAAGTAGTAGAATCGATAGTCGACTTAAATGTGAATGTCTCTACAGATCAGATAGTTTCTGCAACTATAAATTTAGGGATAGCCAGATAATGCCAACTACACCATTCCCTTACTTTTTAACTGGTAATACGTATCCATGCAAAGAAGTGCATGGGAGCAGAAAAACTACGTTCAATCCAATTAATGGAGCACCGAATTGGCATTTCCAAGTTGAGGTCAATGTAGCACATGCGGAGTTGGTAGCTAATCAGTTATTAGGTACTCCAGAGAAGTTACCAATGCCAACTTCCCTATTCTACGCATCAAATGATACGACTCTAGTTGGGGTTAGAAGAAAAAGCAGCCCAAGATGCGTAGCTGCTGAAATAAATTATCTAGGTGGCTATCAAGCTGAAGAATCCGGTGGTTCGCTGTGTGATTACACGGAAAAAGCTCTAATTAACATTACGTACGCAAGCCGTCCAGGTGTGTATATTGAAGCAGACTACTATGCTTCTCCTGTATACTGGATGGATGAACTAGCACCAAAGTATGAGTCTAGACCACTATCACATCGACAATTTATTTGGGGCACTACTGATCCTTCTACTGTTCCAACTGATAAAATACCACTAGATTCCGATGAGACACCAGTTCAAACGGAAGCAGTATCTACTTTAACTCATACAATAGAGGGATGGATTGGTGATCCTCTCGAACTACAAGGACTATTCGGAACAACGAATTTTTCTGATTACACTTCACCTATTCTGAATACCACTTTTCCTGCTGGAACTCTTCTGCTGAAAAGTGCAACACCAATAAGGGCTTACAGCTTTGCAAGTCATAGAGTAGCATCGTCTGGTGTTCCGTATCACAATGTGGTATGCTATTATGAGTATAGACCACGTGGTTGGGAAACGTTTTGGAGAAATGACGCAGTTAATGGAACCGAAGGATACTACTATATCCGTAGAAATCAAACACCGTACGGTAAGTATAATCCATTCCCAAAGACTGCGCATAACATAATACTAAATTACTCCGCACTGATGTCATAAAATGAATATACTAGATATCCCATTACTATCTGGTGGCAGAGATCAGCTGAGTCAGAACGAAGTAAATTCAATTCTGCTATTCCTTCGTTCAATCACCCAAACTAAGCGGTCATTCATGACTGGAATGACTCAAGGTGATATACCGTCCGCTTTTACGGATGATGGATTCCTTGAGATAAAAACAACTAAAGCTCTGGCAGCGTATTCGATTTTCAACATACAATATGTTGATAAGGGATTTCGCGCAGATTATCCGGCTGCCGATGCTTACGAAGACTGTGAGATTTACAAATTAAATAAAACAAAGGGACAGATTTACGTAACAAATGGTGGAACGCCATTAAAGGCTGGAACAGTTGCACGGATGCACATCATTGGATGTAATCGTCCACATCGAATACGATACTCTGGAACTGCACCATCATTAGGAGATAAGGTAAAACCGACCAAATCTGGTAATGCAGTAGAAAGACACAACAACGGGCAATTCATCGCGGTGACTAATCCTGATACGAATCAGGACACTACTTGGATTGTACGAAAAGACAGTCCGTATGGAATGACTCCATACGTTCAGACTTGTACTAATGACGATCATCCTGATTATCCCGCTTATTATGGCGCCAACAGATTTGTTGTTCGCAGGGGAGTTTATGTATTCGATGACACTAACGTTGGATTTACTACTCCATCTTTTGTACCATATGATCCTCCGGAATACTATATTGCATTCAATGAATGTGGATACGTGCCGGAGGGTACAATTGCCAGGATGACTCTGGACAATGGACAATGGTATTTATTAAAATACTGTTGTTGTACATCGAGTTCTTTTTCAAGCAGTTCAAAATCGAGTTCTAGCAGCTCCAGTAGTTCTAGCCTCAGTAGCTCCAGTAGTTCTGGCTCCAGTGATTCTAGTTCTATCAGCTCTAGTGAATCCAGCTCAGACTCATCCTTATCAAGTGATATACCAAGTTTGAGTAGTCCGTCCATCAGTTCATCGATGAGTTCAAGTTATAGCTCCAGTTCAAGCTCCGGTTCAAGTTCAGATTCTAGCTCAGGATCAGGTTCTAGCTCCGATTCTAGCTCAGGATCAGGTTCTAGCTCAGGATCAGGTTCTAGCTCAGGATCAGGTTCATATTCAAGTATTTCTGGTAGTCCATCACCATGTTCTTTCTCTTCTCCAATATATCCACCAGGAACATGCTACGGCACATGTGCATTCCAATGGAATGGATCAACTTGGACACAGATTTCTTTCTGTTCTGAAGTTGAACCTGCAGAATGCTATAGTTGTATGCCAGGTTCAGATGGTACAATAGTTGGAGAAATATACTCGCAAGCATGTGAAGGAATGATAATATGAAATGTGATAATTATTTAGACGGAAAATGCAGAGTTGGAATGGAACTCGCCGGATGCGACGTACTCCCATCTAAAGAGGAATGCGAAGCATGTTCTAGAACAGAGAAACCGATGCAACTTAATTACATAGTTGCATCAATTGCGTATAGATCAGTACCAACAAAAGAAAACTTGGATACGTGGACAAATCTTGGATACTTTCTACTTGGAAGAAAAGATTCAGGACTTGTTCTCACAGAAGGCGTTGGTACCGAATTGCACGCAATACTAAAAGAAAAAGGATGGGAAGTTAAGCAAGGATGCAAATGTCTACCAACAATCTTTCAAATGAATAAGGAGGGAGTTGAATGGTGTAAAAAGAACATCGTAAAAATTACAGATGTGATGATCGATGAGTGGCATAGATTGCATCCCACAGCATCTATCTACACTCCGAATTGGTTGTTAGAATACGGCTCAACAAACATTGTTAAAGAAGCGATTAAAAGATATGAGCAAAAACAAGAAGGAAAAGCTGAGGCTAATTTGTAAGTTACCACCGGGTGATGTAATGACTCTAACAGTAGCGATTGAGTCATTACACAAACAATATCCTGATAAGTATTTAACAGGTGTCAAGTCACTTCATCCAGCGATTTTCCACGCTAATCCAAATGTGGTTAGAATGGAGAATGGTAAGGATGTCCGTGATATTGAGATGCATTATCATGATATTCAGGACTCTAACCAGAGATCAGTGTCATTTATAAATGCATACACATCGCATTTGTCTAAAGAATTAGATATACCTATTACTCCTGTTAGTAATAGGCCAGTTCTATATCTAGAAGACACTGAGAAATCTTGGATGAGTCAAGTCCAAGAAGTAACTGGAAAGAAGATTCCATTTTGGATAGTAAACGCTGGTATAAAAAGAGATTTTACAGCGAAGAGTTGGCCTATCGAGCATTACCAAGAAGTTGTTAATCGAACTCTTGGTAAAATACAATGGGTGCAGATAGGAGCCAAGGAAGATGGTCACCCAAAGTTGGATGGGGTAATCGACCTAAGAGAGAAAACTGATATTCGACAATTGATTCGATTAGTTTTTAACTCTTCAGGCGGATTAGGCCCAGTTACATTTCTACAGCATTTGTGCGCTGCTTGGGATAAACCATATATCTGTCTGCTAGGTGGGCGAGAACCATCGCAGTGGGTTCAGTATCCTTTGCAGCATACTCTATCGACTCTAGGGCTTTTATCATGCTGCAAAAAATCAGCATGTTGGAAGTCAAGAGTGGTGCAATTAGGAGATGGCAAAGAACAGGATAATTCAATTTGTGAATATCCTGTTCTTGGAATGAAAAGACCATCAGCTAAATGCATGACGAGTATTTTACCAGAAGCTGTTCTTGAAATTCTTTCTCGTGTATGCTGATATTGAATTGGACGCATAGGACAATAGCTTGTCCCTCATTTGGAAATATAGTAGCACACGCAACAGCGTCTGAGTACATATATAGACAACTTGGACAAGACATTGGTGTTAGGACATCGGAATACTATTCGTGGTTATGGAAGTTGTATCTTCCACAGGACAGAATAAATGTTGATTCAAATGAGGAAAGACTAATACGAGCTAATGAACTATACGTGATAGACAACGATCTATCATGGTTTGATAGTTTCATTCACCTGGCGGGATTCAAGTATGAATCTAAAATCAATCCTCAACTAGTTCTACACAATAACAATGAATCTAACCAGGTATTACTATACCCAAGGGAGTATGACAATAAGAATAGATATTTCGATTTAGAGTATTGGATAAGTGTTGTTAGACAACTTAAATTGAAGGGATATAGAGTTGGTGTAATCTTAGATCGAAATGAGTCGCATAGAGATGGAACAATTAGCTCTGACTGGTGTGATATATTTCGATCAAGTGTAGAATTAGATGTAGAGTATGAAAATTCACCATTTGGTTTACAAAGAGGTATAATAGAATCAGCAATTGCTATAGGTAGGGGTAACGGGCCAGCATGTTTCATGCTAAAATCACCAATAAGGCAGATACTCCTTGACTCAGAAGATGAGCACATACCTCGATACAATGCAAGAAGGACATTTAGCAAAGTTGCTAAGCATATTCAAGTTCACGTAGGAAAAACTTTAGATTGGATGCAAGAGTTATGAGAATTAAGTTCCAACACGGCCTAGGTGACGTTTCTAACTTTGCTAGAATGGTTCCACTGTATATTAAGCGTGGAATCTCTGTTGAAGTTGCAGTTGAACAATCAAAGATTTTGCCATTAGTAGCAGCCGGTGCTACAATTGTTCCTGAAGATGCTGCAACTCAACACCATTGGTGCATACAATCGGATAGAGTAACATTAACACCAAGCACGGAAGATGGATTCTCTGGAAACAAATCTGGAGAAAATCTTGCTTATGAAGGATTACTTTTCCAAGGGAGTTCTCACCAGGACTTATGGAAAGAATTGAAGTCATCACGTCCATCTGTGCTGTCTCACATCACAGAAGATAATCGACGTAGCGTATTAGACGTTATATATGGAAAGAAGATACGTGGAGAATCTTATATCCTGTGGCATTCAACTGGAAACACAAGCAGAGCAAGAAAATCTTTTCCGGATTCAATGCATATAGATTTTTTATGCTCTCTTATCAATAAAACTAAGTCTCATATTATCATTCTTGATTGGGATAAACGAACACAGTGGACTCGTAATAATAGAATACATCATTCAACTGAACTATTTGATGATTTGAATCTTCA